GCCAAGTCTTCTACGTCAACTTCTACTGTGTTATCATCTTCTCCTATAGTAATCTTTCCATCAACAACTTTTTGACCTTTACCAGCACTACCATCAACACTATAGTCTGACTTTGAATCTGTATCATTACCTGCTGTTCTATCAAATGAAACCTTTTGACTGTCATCTTTTTTGTCGTCACCACCTTCTGAATCTTTTTCTGCCATCTTATCCCAAGCTATTTTTGCTGGATGACCTTTTTCCATTGTTTTTGCAGAACCAGCCTTCATTTCTCCTGGTTTTCCGTCTTTATCCTTATATTTAATGATTTTTTCATCATCAATTTCAGTTAGTAGGTCTTTTAATTTTATCATTGATTCTCTCCTAAGATAGTTAACTATATATAAATATCATCGTTTTACCTTAATATGTATAATTTCCTTGACAGATGTATCTATTCGTCTTAATCCATCTTCATTAGTAACCATTATACAGTTTCTATAATTTTCCCAATCTACCTGAAAAGTTGTATCTAGGACACCGTTATTACAGGTTTTAATTGTTTCGTTTAAGGCGTTAATTGTATAAAGGGTATTTGTTTGTTTTTTCCTGTGTAGGGATATAGTTTCTGGAAAGATTTCTACCCTTCCTGTAGCATCTATATTATATGTACACATCAATTCTCTAGTATCATTTTCATTCTTGAGAACAAACATTTTATTATATAAGATATCGTAAGCATCTATAATTCTATCGACTGTTTTAGATAGGGCACGATTATTTGTAAATGTACAAAGGAGCTGGGTTCTCATTAACTATTTCTCCTTTCATCTATATTTTCTTTTAGACAAGTTCTCATACCTTTACCAATTGCAGATGCAACCTTTTGAGAAGTTCCTGCTGTTCTCCACACATCAGTTGCCAATTCTACTTTACCGTCTGGTGAATTTATAGTTAGTGCACCAGTTTCAGCATCTACTTTACTAGTTTTTAATATATGCTCATTTAATTTTTTTCTACCTTCAGGTGTATTTGTATCTCCACTAAAGCCACTTAATTTTGAAAGGCAACCTCTAATTTGAGAAGGTTGACAAACCCTTCCGCCCATTGCAATTAGCATCGATCCATCTTCTTGTTCTATATAAGAATCAAAATGCATTGCTTTCATAACGGTAGCAATATATCCTTGTTTGTGCGGGCCATTTTCTTTTCCACTATGTCCTGCTTCTTCATCTGCTTTTTCAATGTCTGATAATACAGTTTTATATGATTGTTCAACTACTGCTTTTTCTTGTGCCTTTATATCTATACAATTTGCAATCGCTTCTGAAGATTGTACATCAATATCTGGATATTTTTTTTCAAATTTTTTGGTTCTTGTAAATTCACCAATCTTTGTATATATCTTTCCAAATGGTACATAAGCAGGTTTTTTACCATCTTCCATCAGTTTCTTAGAATATTCCTGCATTTTTTCTAGTTTTTCTTTTGTTGACAAATCTGATATTTTTGTATTATTTGATTCTAGATATTCGTTGAATTTTGCGTGATTATTTAACTTATCCATGTACGTTTCCATGATAGGCAAATCACAAACTTTTGCAATTTCATCATCAAATGCTATTTGATTACCCTTTTTCATTCCTGCCATTTTAGCATCTGATACATCTTCTATACTGCTTTCTAGAGAATCTGTTACTCTTTTTGATACGTCTTTTCCGAATTGCTCGGCTATTTGTTTGAATCTATTTGCTGGAGTTGTATTTGCTTGTGGATCGGTTAATTCACTAGACTTTTTATTGGAAATAGAAATAACAATCATTCTACCATTTTCATCTTCTCCAACTACATATGTGTCATGGTAAGCTTTGTTTTTATCAAAGGACTTTAGTTGTTTTTCATAAAAATCTTTATCTTTATCTTCTGCTTCGTCTAATTTCTTTTTAATTTCTGATTCAACTATATCATCTATTTTTCCTTCAGATTGTATAGTTTTATATGTTTTATTTGTATCTAGAGCAGTGTCTTCTGTTAGAACTTTCTTTGTTGCTCTTGCACCATCATAAGCGGCTCTCATCCATTCTAAATAGTCTTCGTCTTTTCCACTGAAACCTGCCTTTCCTTTTTTGTAGAAAACAGAATCTTTATCGTCTTTAACTCTTTTTAATTCTTGCTGAGACCAAACTTCTCTTTCAGCTAAAAATTGATTACCCTTTTCTGTTCCTGGTTCTAGACCATTCATCTTACAATCTTCTCTTTGCTTTACAGATAATCCTTTAGACGCAATATTTTCTTTTTCAGCTTGAATTGCATTATTATTTTGAGCTCTAAATTCTTCTTCATTCAGAGTATCTAAAGCATTACCAAATCTTGATTCACCTTGACTTGCAGCTGCACCTCCCATTCCTGCTATTCCTTTGTCTCTTTTACTTGAGGTTTTTTCTTGATATGCAGCTATATCTTCAAATCCAGAAGTTTTTTTATCTTCACTAGCTTTTCTAGCTTTTCTCTCAAAGTCTCCGTCTTTTGCAGAAAGTTTTGTATTGTCTACTTCTTTTTCTTTATCTTCAGGTTTAGAATCATCTTTTTCTGCGGCAACTAATTTTCCATCAACATTTTTGTAAGATATAAAATTATCTTCTTTTTTACCATAGCCTTTACCCTTCCAAACTAATCCTAATTTTTTAGCCTTTTCTTTTTCTTTATCGTCTAAAGGAGGAGGGGTTTTATCTTCTGTAAGATTTTGAGTATACGACATTATAAAGTCTTCTGCATATCCAGACTCTCTTAATACATCCCTAAGAAATTCTACATGTGTTCTGTTAAGTGGATCTGGCATACCATCATTGACACGCCATGCCCATTCTTTTACTAATCTACTAAAATTCATAATATCCCTATTTATATATAAATATAAGGGTTTAAAGCGACTTATCAACCATAGTGCCATAATTTGCACCAATCGATACTTTTGATTGTATTTTCATTGAACTCTGTAGTTCCTGTAAGGTTTTTAAACCATCAGAAATATTGAAGTCAAATAGGAAACTATCATAAGTACATAATACAACCTTTGTTTGTTTGTCATTCAAAACCTCTTTAAATCCTTTTAATACCATAATATTATACTCTGTTTCGTATGCCTGAATATAATAGTTAAACAGTTTTTGAGGATTCATTTCTCCAAGACGTTCTTTTGTCATACGTCTCTTATATAAATATGTAGTTATGTAATTTTTTGACTTCCATTCATACCAAAGTTTTCCAATAAATTCACCAATTAACCTAAAAAATTCTATATTTTTAAATTCTTTAGGTATACCACCATATAAAATTTTAAAGTTTATTTGTTTTGCTTCTTGATATTCTTCAGATGTTAGTTTTTCTTTACCAAAATAATATTTACCAAGATACTCGTGAACACTTCCATCGGGTAATTTATAGTTTATTAAATTAGATATTAGCCTTAAGTGATAAGCATCAAAATCCATTTCAACCAACATACCATTATCAAATCTACTAATAAACCTATCTCTAGATCCATCTTCTTTATTTAATGCTGCATAATTTATTCCATTATGTGTATTAGAAGGTCTTCCGGTTGACGTAAAAAAGTTATAATGTGTATATTCTAATCCTTCTGTTGTACATATTCCATTAGATTCTAATAAAGAATATGCCTCAGTTATATCACGATTGTATTCGATAAACTCGGTTGATAACTGAGTTATATTGCCTATAGTTTCTATATATTGTTTTCTGTTATTTTTACAATATTCTAATAATTTAAGTATAGGTACAAGTTGATTATTTTTACTATATTTCCAAAACTTTCTTTCAATAACTCTTTGTGCTTCAGTCTTTTTAAACTGTAGTTTATTACCCGTATTATAATAATATAGTAGCTGAATATCTATTAAATTTTTAGAATTAAATCCTAAATGTATTGCATCCTTTATACTAGGAACATAGGCTTTAAATATGTTAGAAGGTATTTTAAAGTTAATATTACTATCTGGATGGTCTATTGGTATAAGATAAGACTCATTTGCCTGCAAGTCTCTAATGTATATTACACAAATTTTAGTTTGTTTTGAATGTAGAGAATAGTTTAAAGGAACAGGAACTAAAAATACTTCCTTAGTTGCTATAATATCAATAACCTTTGTATATGCTTTTTCACTATAAATTATCATGTAGATAATATAAACAAAATATTTAACATGGTAAAATTATAATAAAGCTTTTAATGCGGGATGAGTTGCACTTCCATGGCTTGAACCAGCCATAGGTCCTTTAGTTGGATGTACATGATATCTACCAACATATTTTTGTCCATCAGGAAGATATAAATATGAACCGTCTGAATATAAGTCTGTTTCTGGATTTGGAGAAGTATATTGTAATAAATCTTGTAGTATTGGAAATAATTCTGGTATTTCATCTAATACTATTTGAGCCTGTTGATAGTTTTTTTCGTATATTCCTTTTGTTATTTCTGCTCCGCTAGAGCCATATAAAGAAAAAATAGGGCCTGTAATGTACCAAGGTGTTTTGGCTACTTTATAGTTTGAATTATAAGGATTTGCTCCTTTTTTATAATCTTTAAATTGTAGTTCATCTATTTCGTAAACCATTGATGAATTTCGTTGTAGAAGTAAGTGTCTGGTTATTTCACCCTTATCTAAATCTTTAGATGTTATTGTAGGAATTATAGTGTCTGGTTCAGATATTCTTTTAATTTCTAAAGTTTTATCTCCTTGATTTCTCCAAATATTTGTGTATTCTCTATTTAGATTTTCACTAAATTCTATTTTTTGGTCAGGAAATATTTCTTTAGCCTTGTACGAATATGTAGATCCTTCAAAATACTTTTTCTTTTTAAGGTCAAACATGTGATAATATCCTTCAAATGAAGTACCATCGCCATAAAAGAATTCACCCATATTTGCATAAAGGTTTTCTTTTAATTTCATCTGTTTAGGTCTTCTGTATATTGTCATGTTATTCTCCTATGGATTTTTTCGCATAAACCCACATGCAAGAGTGGTTGACCAATCTGAGTTATTAATTGTGTGCTCTACTTTTGTTACTTGAAAACACCATCCATCATATTGTGTTGGAAGATAATCAGTTGTTATTAAGTTTCCAAATACAAAACCTCCTATTCCATCAAGCTCTATATCTAAGGTTATTGGAACTGGAACAACTCTTGGTCCTGCAACTGGGTCTGTTTCTCCTAATGCAAGTGTTCTAGCACAACGTTTCGCTGCAGCTGTTGATTCCGGACTTATTTCTTTACCTAAATTTATAAAAACTTTTTCTATATCTTCTTTTTCTGGTTCTTTTGATTCTTGGTTAGGATCTGGACTACAACCTTCTTTAGTATCCGAGTCTTGGCACTCTGATGACACTTTCATGGCAGTTTGAAAAGTATCAGTTACTCCTTCAGTCCATAAAGATACACCTCCACTTTTATTACCACCAGCTTTTCCATTAGTATTATTTGAGCCATACATAATTTGGGCTTGAAAATCTGGATCTGATTCTGTTTGTGTGCTTACACTTCTTGCTATACTGTTTTTTCCGTATGATGGTATTGTTAAAATCTCAGGAGAACCGGGTACTGGTGATTGGTCTATATCTAACCATTGAACTATATTTTCTGCATCAGGGTGAGGTACCATTGTAAAATTCCAAAATCCACCCGTTGCTTCTGTTACTCTATCCAATACTCGCTTCATGTATGTTGATGCACCATCATCTTTACCTAGTGCTTGGAATTCTTCTTCT